GCTGCTGTGCATAGGGAGACAAGAGGCCGCGACGTGTTCAAGATCTCGGCCTCTCGTCGTCATTTAGTTAGCTCACGGTCTGCTTGAAGCTGAAAGTCCAGTCACCTGTCACGATAGCGCCGTCATTGGCTTTATCGATGTCGATGTGCAGGATGTCGCCCTGCCCGAACTCCAGCGAAGCCCCAGCGGACGCCAAGACTGCGAAGGTCAGCTTTGTCCCTGCGACGAGGCTACCCGTGCCGCCGGTGCTAACTACCTGAGAGGTCACAACCGAAGTCGATCCCTGCTTGACGGCGAGCGTAGCAGTGTTGGTAGCGTGCGCAGTGGTCGCAGCGTTGGGACAGAAATAGGCGGCATCGAGCTTCCACTCTCCGCTGTGAGGCATCACGATATAGTGATCCTCAGCAGTGCCGTCGTCCGATTGACTCAGGCGGGCCTGTAGAATGCAGTTGTTTTGAATACTCATTGTGGGGGTCTCCTATCAGGTGCCCATGTTGTATGCCCAGTGGACATCCTTAGTAGTGGAAGAGCCGAGAGGCTTGAACTGTCCGCGCCATGTGCAGATCACGTGAGTGATACCGCGTGTCGCGTCCCGCTGAAGCTCAACGCGCCGTCCGCGTCGTGTGTACATCTTGAAGCGCGAAGCGTTCATCAAGAGAATCCCTGACTTCGTTTCAGTGACCCCGTCGTAATTTCCTGCAGCATTCAGGTCAGCCGTAACGAAGTCGCTCAAAATAATTCTGGCTCCCCCGAGGCGGGCAATTTCTCCATTCATCACTGACGCGCCGGGCCCGTATTTCTCGAGTGTACTGCATTGATCCAGTCCCGCAATATTCGAGTAATACGCCTCTGGGCTCATGACTGCCACAAGCTCACCCTCTGTGCCGCCGAGACCACGAGGGGCCGCGAGGCTTGCGATGTCGCTGAGGAAAGTCGCATAGCTGAAGGTCGACCGATCGTCCTTATTGCTCACGTCGTTAGCGCGTGCGCGCAATCCAACCCAGGCTTTGCGATGGTCGATACTGCCCCCGCTGGCGCTTCCCCATAACCCACGCGCATTCCACGATGCGTAGCTGTCAGCAGGGCTGGCGGCTGTGTCACCGTTGATAATGCAGTCGTCGATTCCATAAGACAGGGCGCGAACGGCCTCGTCCCGGAGCATCGGAAGCATGTCGAAGATGGCATCCTCCGCCGCGTCGTCATCTACGACTACCCTGACGCTGAGTCCCTTCGGGGCGATTGTGCGCTCTGCTGTGGTCAGGCTGGAGGGCTCGAACTGTGCAGGGTTATCGCTGGTGACGGTGCCCTTGAGGTAGGGACGAAGACCGGCAGAGACGATCGGCAGGGTCTGAGAGTTTGAGCTGACTGCGATCTCCTGAAACAGGTTCATCACGTCGGCACGAACGACGACCTCGCGCTCCAGCATAGGAAGCACTGGGGCGGGAATGAACTCGCCACCGCTACCGGACTGAGAGTCGAAGGCCTTCTGAATGACTTCGGGAGCCTGCTTGATGAGGTGCTTGAGGCGGGCCTGAGCCTTCTGGGGCACCTTGCCACCCATAGCGGTCTGCATCAGGTTGAAGTCTTCGCAAGCCTTCTGAAAGGTCTGCTGCCACTCGTTGTTCGTGTCGTCATCAAGGAGTCCATTCAGGTGGACACCATACTGATTCTCACGACCGGTCCAGCGAATGCCCTTCTGGTCGACATACTTGGCAAGCTCGGAGTCGGCTGGCGATGGGCGAACCTGTGCGGCGCGTGCCTCGACAAGTGCCTTCTGTGCTGCCTTGACGTCAGCGGACATAGCGTCGAGGTCTGCCCGAAGCCTGCCGTTGTCGTCGCGTAGCTCCTTGGCTGCGCGGTGTACTTCAGACAGGACGCGCTTCGCCTGTTCTGGGGTAGAGAGATCTGGTCGATCATTGCTCATGATTTTGGCTCCTTCGCCAGTTTAGACGGGCAAGGCCCGAAGAGTGAATCTAGTGGGTGGTCTCCGAAGACCTCGCGCATAACGTCAGGAGCGGTGGCCTGTTCGACCTCCTCTGCCTCGCGCTCTGCTTTAGCATAAGTGACGACATAGGTGTCATCATTTTCTTCGAATGCGATGATGTGGCGCTGCTTATCCGGCTCGACTGAGCGGATGGCGAGCGCTCCGGGGTGCGCGGGGATCGGCACTGCGGAGAGTTCTAAGAGTTCAGGGTTGCGGTAGAGGTTGCCGCTGTCGCCCCTGTAGGGGTTGCCCTCCTCAAGCTCGGAGCGAGGAGTCACAGAGCCGGGCGCGAATCCGACAGAGACCGCCGATAGGAAGCCCCTGCGAAACTGGCTGGCGACTGTCTGCCCCAGCTGGTTCTCTTCGCTCTCGTCCCACTCGATCTCTGCGATCAGCGAGCCGTTAACGACCTTCATAGACTCGACGCGACCGACCGGAGGGATCGAGTAATCATGAGCCCATTGCACGACCGGGTTAGCCATGAATCTGTCAAGATTCCAGCTTGGATCTACGATATCATTGTATCGGTCAGGCGTCGGAGCCGAGGCGATCACAGTCGTGGTGCCCTTCTTGGTCTTGCCCTCTTCCTTGTCTTCGTCCTCATCATAGGGAGCGGCTCGGTTGACCTGCCCGTCTCGCCTGATGATCATGCCTGACTTGTCCACGTTGATACCCTCCTCGGGTCTGATGCTCTTCGCTTCGTCTGCTGCGTCCATCTGTGCGACGAGCTTGTTAGACCAGCTGACCCCAGCGTCCCCGGACCACAGAGCCCACGCGACTCGACCGGGTGACGGGTAGCCGTTCTCTCCTGGCTTGAAGCCCTCACCCTTCTTGTCGACCTCATGACGTGCCAGCCATGCCCGCATCTTCCGAGCCTTGTCTGGTGTGATGTCGTCGCCTGCTGCGATCTTGCGTGCCCATCGGACCGTGGCGGGGGTTAGACCGTCTCCGCTGTGTCCTTGAGCGTGCCACTCCAGCCCGCGCGCTGCTTCGAGCTGTGCGCCCTCTGGGGGGCTGAAGTCGATATCATCGTAGGCCGCGCGAGTCTTCATCAGTAATCTCGTGGGCTTCGAGCATCCGAGAAGGGCTCTCGGCGAGCGCTCTCTTCGTCTGCGCTCTCTCTGTCGATGAACTGGATCGCATTGCATCGGCAGTTCACGTCGAAGGATGGATCTCCGCTCGTGGCTGGGATTCGGATGGCTCCCGCCTCGGTCTGAAAGTCCTCGTCTGAATCTACGACCTGACCATCGAGAGCCATGTGCGAGTCTCTGACGAGGTCGTCTCCAGCAGTGTCCCACATCTTGTAGATCGTGAGGCCGATGTCTCTGCCCTCGTCCATCGCTGACTGTGCGGCGGAATTGCTCAGCCGTGTCGCCTCAGTGCGAGCTATCCGCATAGCGCGCGCCCTGTCGAAGACGTGGCTCGCCTCAAGGCGCTTTGCGATCTCCCGGATGGGGAGACCCTCTTCGAGACCCTTGCTGACGAGGGCTCGGATCTCCTTCGAGGTGTACGTGTTCACAAGCGTCGAGATGCGGCTGACCTCAGCGTCGGTCAGGTTCTTCTTGCGGACTGGATTCCACTCGACATCCTTCATTCGCTTACCGAGCTGCCTCTTCGCTATCTCGAAGCTTGAAGCGGCCACGGCTGTGACGACTGGACGGCTGGCCGCTGCGAGGGCTGCCGACTCCTCCATCTCGTCTAGGATCTCTTGGATCTCTTTCTCTGTCAGGCTTCGAGTCACCGCGCCCGACATAGCCTTACGGCCTACAGCCTCAAGCCTGCGAACCATGCGCCGCTTCTGACCTGAGAAGAACTCCGATATCATGCGCCGGAATGCTCTCTCGGCTGGACCGTGCAGCCTGCTGATGTACGAGCGCCAGACGGTCAAGCGCTCCTCTCTGGTCTCAGGTACGGGGTACTCATCAAGCGTTAGCTCTGGGTCATAATACCGTTCAAGCGCCTGAGCCCGAGTCACTACCTCGTCCCCCACCAGGGCGCCGACAGAGCGTGTGGCTTGATCCTCCACCTCATCAGAATCCGCCCCGTCATCGTCAGAGCTGAATCCGAAGTCCTCCCCCTCTGGCAGGTCTGCGAAACCCTCATAGGCCGCAGCGTCCGCCAACCCAAGACCCATATCCCACCACATCTTGACCCGTGCGACTCGCTCGTTTCGGGTCTCCTGCAATGCCTCGACAGCGCTGAAGTCGTGCTCTATCCGCACACCCTCAGAGTTAGGGAAGAGCTGCGCCAGTCGGCTGTATTCGACATCAATGAAGGCAGCCCGCGACTGTAGACTGCTCCAGTATATACGGCTTTGTTCCCTGGCTGTCGCGTAGTTCGCAGAGGGTAGCCCGACCCGTGTGGGTGGTACGCCGAAGACGGCCAGCGTGCTCTCTCGTGTTAGCTGTCGCTGCTGAATGAATTCGAGGTCTCTGGGCGTCATCGACAGCGAGTCGAACTTGGCCGCGCCGCCGAGAATCAGGAGGCCGCTCTGCCCTTTGAGCTGTGACGAGTAGGCGGCTCGGATGCGTGAGATCTGCTCCTTGCTCCACCTGTCACCGTCTTCTGTCGGCGAGATGATGCCGGACGGGCGGCCCGTCTTGGCTGTCTCTTCTGCGCTCTTGAGTGCGGCCAGCTCTGTTCGGAGGTCGTGATCGAGCGGCCTGATCGCGCCGGTGCCGAAGAGGTTGCTAGGGTCATCTTCCCACGACGGAGAGCGGACGTGCATCACCTCTTCCCACTGATAGCCCTTGCTCCCGTTGCCTGAGTCATAGAGATACTCGCTTGGCTGTCCGTCGCTCCAGGGCTTGACTGTGACTCTCTGAGGGATCATCCGAAGCAGGGCCATCGGCTCACCCTCTCCGGCGATCAAGGCATACGCATCGCCTGTCAAGACGTAGTCCACGATCTGCTGCTTCCTGAACAGCTGCGACGATACGCGCGTGCTGGGCGCTGCGAGCAGGTCAAGCGCTGGATGAGAGTCAAGCCTCTCAGCGTCCTCACCGTGGCCCCTGACGGCTACCAGAGGCAAGCCAGAGAGGTCGCTACTGATAGCGTCCATACAGGCGTACACGTAGGGGAAAGCCGCATAGGCGGACAGGGCATCACCCTTCGGATACATCGGCGCGGCTGCCTGCGCTGCGGCATAGTCCGCACCCGCTACGAACTCAACCTCTCCCGAAGGGAGGAGGCCTATCGACTTCAGCACTCGCGCGAGGAGTGTGGGTCGCACCACAATTGATTCATCCGACATGGTCGGACCGTATCAGAATCGGCACGATCTGTCCCGTATATTTATCGACACGGACGAGGGGCGCCCCCTTGCGGGGGCTGGTGGTCGCTAGTTGTTATGCTGGCTCATGCCATGACCTAACGAACACCTCTGAGCGCAGCGGGCGACCTGTCTTCATGCTCGGCTCTTCGCAGTACGGTATAACCATCTCTGCGAGCACCCGCTCAAGCTCGGAGAGCGACCGAAGGACCGAGGCGTCCTCTTGCCCGGATAGCATCAGCTCGCCGTCCCAGATCTCGACGCCGATGACCATCGCATCACGGCTGCCAGGAATTCTCTGCCTAATCGTAACGCTCCAGCGGTTGGGCTCCATGTCCTCGCCATCGCTAAAGATGCGAATCCAGACGGCTCCGCAAATCAGGGTTTGAGTCCATCGATTGATATTCAACGCATTCATGGTGTCGCTCCTTGCCCCCTTGCGGGGGCTGGTGGTGGTTAGGCGGACTCTACAGACACAAGGCTGAAGTGAGTCTGTGGGTAGAACTTGCTGCAATAGTCTCTCGCCTTGTTTGCGGCGTCGATCTCGTTAGCTGCGATGACCGTCTTGGAGGCTCTGCGCCGCTTGGCGACATTCTCGCCTTTCGCGTTCCACTCTCGGTAGCAGTTCTCTCGAATGTAGCTCACCCGGTACTTGATGGGCTCGTTGACGGCGAGGTAGCCCTCCCAGTGAGCATTGAGCCGCGCTTCATCGGTGTGCTCTACGCTGAGGCTGTACTGACCGGTCCGGCCACCGGAGAAGATGTAGCTCTCGCCATCTGCGCTCACTCGAAGAATGCAGCCGTTCTGTGCTCTGTAGACCTTGCTCATGGTGTCGCTCCTTAGAGGCTGGAGGGTTTGCGTCCCGCCTCATGGATACACTGTAACCTGTGCACAAGTTATTGCTGAGAAATATATAGGGCAGAGAGGGCTAATCGCATTACTGCGCTCTAATATTATTTTGATCGTGTCTGATCGATCGGCATTTATTCGCGGCGCGCGCGTCTATCCGGCCTCAAACGTGGCGCGGTTGAGATGGTGCAGCAAATAGCGAAGCGCGTCCATGCAGTGATCGTCCCTCTTGAGGGGGCGCTCCTTCTGGTCTGCCTTGCTGCGGCGCGTGTCCCAGACGTAGCCCTCGATCTCTCTGATGACGTTGACACAGTTCGAGTGCACGACGAGGTGAGGCCTGCCCTCTGCGTCTGGTGCCAGCCTCTCAGCGACTGAGCTGATGCCGGCTCGAATCTCCTTCTTCGCCTTGACTGTCGGCATGTCGTGGTCTCTCGCCATCGAGATACGCGAGCCCCTGTCTTCTGGGTCTGCCACGATGACAGCCGGCTCCCCGTACTCGGAGAACATCTTGCGCAGCGCTGTGACGTGGCGTGATAGCGTCCACTCAGACTGTAGATGCTCGGCGATAATGTGCACCACGTCATCGGCAGGGTCGACCGCTGCGAGCAGAGCCGCAAACGGGTTGCGTACGCCGAAATCAATCCCACATAGTCGAGTGAAGTGCTCTGGTACCTCGAAGGGCTCGACGACGTGAAGCTCTCTGCTCCAGTCCTGATAGACGCGACCTTCCAGCTGCGTGAACTCACCACGGGCGCGGGCTGCCTTCTCATGGCTGCCATAGCTCGCCAGGATGATCTCAAGCTCATCGCGTGGGATGTGGGGATTGTCGGCGCCGTGGATCCACTTGCACAGGCTCCCGGGCTCTGGGTCCTTGACGAATCGATCCCAAATCCACGTCAGCCCTCGAAGGGGTGTCATAGTGATCAGGCACCGCCCCCGCTTATCCACGAGACGCATGCGGGCCTCATTGAAGACGGCCTCATCTTCTGGGTCCTCATCGAAGAGAGCCGCATCCCATGCGTCAGCCTGGAAGCTTCGAGCCCCCTGGTCTACCGTCTTGAAGAGGACAACGCCCCCGTTCGGTAGCTGTGCGACTGCCTCACCTGCTCCGTGCCTGTTCTTCCAGTATGTACCCACCGGAAGGAACTGCTCGACCTTGGGACGCTGGACTCTGATCGATTCGTTTGACGTCAGCGAGATGCAGCACACTCGGCCCGGCCTCTTGTAGATCGCGTCTTCTGGGATGCCGTTGTCCCTCATCCACTTAGCGACGCCAGGACTCCCACGCCCCAGAGCGATGGCCGCCGCTATCATTGCCCCCGCTTCGGACTTGCCTGAGCGGTTGCCACCCACGAGCAGACCCACCTTGACCCGCCGATCCATCAGCGCCTGGACCGAGCGCTTCTGTGATGTGCGCGGGCTCGGCCTGTCCCAGAGTGCGCGAAAGGCGAGCGGATAGAGCTCTAGAAGCCGCTGGAGCTTGATCGCGGCCTCATACCCCTCGGCTATCAGCTCGGAGCGCTCAGGAGCCATCCTCGCCCGCTTTGCCTGCCTTGAGTGCCTCGGCCACCTCTGCGACCTTGGCGATCAAGTCCTCGGCACCTTCGAGGCTGTCATCAGACGCGCCGACCTTGACCTCTTGCCTCTGGCTGTACCCGTACCGGCGTTCCATAATCCAGCCCGCAGCCTGCCACTGTCCGCCCTCCGCAGCCTTCTGGATTCGCCCCATACACTGCGCCGCACACAGACCCTCAGCCGCCTTTACTGCTGCCGAAAAGTCCGAATAGATGCCCTCTACCTCGTCCTTCCCTTTCTGCATCCACAGGCTGAACGTGGACATCGAGACACCTGCATAGGACGCGGCGAGCTTGTAGGTAAGACCAAGCCGCAGCCCATCGATAAATCGCTTCTGTGTCTCTGGTGTCAGTTTAGTCGGTCGTCCCATCTGGCACCTCCAAAGATGGAGCGACAGGGTCGGAGTTGCACCGCCGAGTCCCTGCTGGAGTGCAGGGGTCATCTACATGCTGCCGCGTTATCTTCTCGCCCTTATACATTTTGGCGTCATCGGGAATCTTCGAGAAGGGTATCACGGGAACCGTTAAGCGATCGGCCCAAGCTGGATCGAGAAACTTGATATATCGAAGCTGGTAGCCAGGGAGGCGAACAGCGCCTGACCGCTTTACCCAAACTGAAAACGATTCGACGCCCTTGTTGAAGCCGTATTTCCGCTGAATTCCTGAGCCGGTATTCATCCCGACATTTGTGACTACTACACCATCAGGCATTCGATAAAGTCCGCTGTTCACCTTGACTGCGGTAAGAACAAACCCTGTGGCGCGATAGATGGCCCCATCTCCGCACTGCGTGGCGTCAGAGTATGACAAGACCCACTTAATATCAGGGCGATGCTTCCGAATCATGCGAAACGCCACACCCAACGCCCTGCTCTCGCTATTCCTCGGCAGGGCTTCAGAGAAGGCCATACGGTTAAGCTCCATCATGCCTTGCCACTCTGTCCCGGTTACAAGCGGCATCACTTTGCGCTGGTCAAGCGGTGGACCGAATTGCATAGCCCCTTCGAGTTTGCCCGCGTAAAAGACGCCTAAGCTAAGTCGCCTCTTGTAGTAAGTTTTTCCAGAATAGTGGTGCCTTCTCACTACTTCGTCGGCAATTTTGTCTGCCACTGGTCTGACAACGATTCCTTTTGCGCTCACTTTAATTTACCCGTGAGGAAGGTCTCGCAGATTCGAGATAGCGCGTTTCCGTTGCCGTTCTCGTTTCCTGTATCCCCATAGTCACCCATATCTTTCGCTTGAGCTATTGCCGCTCTGACCTGCTCAACCTGATCATCATGGAGCGTGAATGTCATGGTCTGAATCGGAGCACGGTCACCCTCCGGCAGGCCCGCGAGAGCATCCCCCCACTCGTCGGAGCCTACCGCATCGATTCCGCGAACGATGAGATCAAGCTCGTCCTCATCCCAGCCGAGCCCGCCGAGGTCCATCCCGTCTTGCTCAAGCTCTGCGAGGACTTGCCCTAAGGTCTCATCGTCCCAGGTTGCGATCTCTCCAATCTTATTATCCGCCAGAGCGAGCGCAGAGGCTAGCTGCTCGTCGATGTCGAGGAAACGCACTGGCACATCCTCCAAGCCCAGCCTGAGGGCCGCCGCAAGCCTCGTATGCCCTGCTATGACTCTCCCGTCAGCAGTCCTCGCGACAATGGGCGACGCAAAGCCGAATCTCTCAATAGACTTCGCGACCTCGTCGATCGCTGCTTCATTGTGCCGGGGGTTCTGATTCCACGGCGTGAGACTGCTGGGGTCTACATAAACCGCCGCTGCTTCTTTCTCCATGATGTGTCGCTCCTCTCTCTGGATTATTCTACTGCGGCCTCTTTGGCTGCTGCGGCCTCTTTGGCTGCTGCATGGCCGGCGCACACCTGACCGCAATAGTCTGACGGCGCCTCTTCTCCGTAGTGCTTCCACTGCATCCCACACCATGCGCACTTCGCGACGATGTAGTCGGGCGGGGCCTCGACTGCGGGCTCTGGTGCGGGCTTAGCGGCTTTGGTCGTCTTCTTCTTCGAAGGCATCTTCTATCTCCCATGCTGTATGCCAGTAATAGTTCCGGCGCTTCTTGACCACGATCGATACCTCGCCGTCCCTGTTCAGGGTCACACCAAGATCATACGGCATCCGATGGTCTCCCCAGTGCAGAACCTCGATATCAGCCAGATATGAGAAGAGGCCAGAGTAGTCCATGATGGGGCGAGACTCTAAGACCTCGCGCACCTTGACGGGTGGCTGTGGCTGCGGTGTCGACATGCTGTCCATCCTACACCTCCACGCCGAAGTGTGCACGTCTACCGCGCGACCTCAGCCTCTCATAGTCTTCTGGCGTCATCGTCTCCTCTGCTGCGCATCGCGGATTGTCGCGGTCTGTGCTGTACACGGCAATGAACCCCGGCACCTTGCGCGCGTCTGCTATCGCCTGGACGATGCTGTAGCTCTTCTGACTCTGTGAGTAGAGCTGACCCTTCGGGCATACGCACGCGGCTGTGTGCTTGTCGCACTTGCGACGGCTGCCCGGCGCGTGGTGGTGGACATAGAACCATCGCCAGCCAGTACCGAGACAGTCAGGGCATCCACGAGCCCCTCTCTCCTTCTCCTCTGTCGTCCGCGTCATCTCGCACAGCGTCAGGAAGTCGGCGAGGCTGGGCCGGAAGCTCTCAGAACGGATCCAGGTCTGGGCTCCGAGCTTGATAGCCTCGATGCTCAGGTGTGTCGTCTCTGCGTGCCACGTGTCAAGGATGCGGTCGACCCACACTTCCGGCTTGCCCTGCCCCTTGACGCTGTGCGCTATGAGGTTGAGGGCCTGCCTCAGCGGGCCTCGTGTCGGGTGGTATTCGCTCATAGTGTCGCTCCTTCTTCGTCTTCGTCTTCGTCGTCGACCCATTCTATCTCTGGGTAGTCCGGCTCACTCAGGTCCGCGATAATGTATGGATCGTGCTGATCGTCGGCGTATTCCTGCGCCGCTGCCCAGTTAGGGAATGGCCCTACAATGTAGAACCCCGCCAGAATATCGCCGATCATTAGGATGCATGGAAAGGTGTCTGCGTTCATGATGTCGCTCCTTGCCCCCGTGGGGGCTGGTGGTGGTTAGCTTTGTGTGCCGCATGGCAAAGACTCATTGTAGAGTCCTTCGCATTCCTGGCCCATGCGGTAGCCAGTCACGGCGAGGTCGATTGCCTCATTGCACATCATCCCCCACACATCTCCAAGAGTGGAGCCGCGCCGGGCAGACTTCAGGGTGTCGACCATGTAGAGCCGAGTGTGGCGCGCCTCAGCGGCATCGTCCATCGTCTCTGGCCTCAACATCGAAACCTCCACCCGCTCGATCAGAGAAAAGAGAGAATTGATGGGCCAGCCCTTGATCTCCTGCTTGATCCAAGCGGTCGGAGCGTGGTGCTTGCAGCAGGGGCGGCCCCATGCCGGGTTCCAGCTCTGAATGTTGAAGAGATGCTCGTTTCCTGCGGTGATTGTGCTGTTGATCTTGATGCTCATGATGTCGCTCCTTGCCCCCGGTAGGGTGCGGGTGGGTGTTTATCGGGAAAGGCCGCTGATGACGGTGTCGAGGATGTCGTAGTAATCGTGACACTCAAACGTGCTCTCGTTGTAGCGATATGCGTGCTTAGCTACCTTCTTAAAGACGGCGGCCTCTCTGTTGATAAGCGTAAAGTCTACCCCCTGCCATTCCATCACTTCTGCCTCTCGCTCATCGGCTGCACGTCTTTTTTCGTTCCACTGGGAAAGCGTCTCCTTGATTAGGGCCATGACGCGATCCGGTGCTTCCGAGTCTCTCTTGTTTCTGGCAACCGAGGCGATAAATTCCGGCTTAGATTCACGAAGAATGTCGAGGAGGATGTAGCAGCAATCTTGAGAAATTGAGAATGACTTAGACATGGTGTCGCTCCTTCGGGTTGGTGTTCCCTGCTGACTTCTGAAGTATAAGACGTGCACAGGTTATATCCACAGATAAAGCAAAGATATTTTGGCAGTGCCTCGCAGTACAGCGAATAGAAGACGATCACTTCATAGATCTTTGATACTCATCCCACGAGCAAGAGGCGCGCTCAGTGTTCTCGATGACTGTCAGCTCTGGCCTCTGCGACCCTCCGACCATCTCGCGAATCTGTGCCTCAGCTCTATCCTTGTCTGCCCATAGCTGGCGCTCCTTCTCGGCCTGTGCGGCCTCCCACTCGATTCTGATGCGCTCTTGGTCCTCTGGGCTCAGTGGATCGCTCCTCGTGCTCTCTGGGGCATCCTGGAGCGCCTCTGCCTCCTTCTGAGCGTGGGTCTGATAGTTGTCGTGTCGTGAGGGCCTGATAAAGGTGTCGAGGTCGTAGCCTTGACGAAGTGTGATCGCCATCTCAGACGTCGAGGTGTGCCACCACCTCCAGGCATGGAGGATCTCCTCCTCTGAGTACTCCTTCATCCGGGAGCCAAGCTGCCTCCGTCTGTTCGCTGTGAGCTTCAGGGCTCGCGCTCTTGAGCCTCCGTATCTGCTCCGCATCTCGCAGAGCTTCTCGAAGCAGACAGCGACCTTGTCGATCTTCTCTTCTGGCTCATCCTCAGGCTCGTCCCCCGTGGGGGACTTATGGGGGTTTGTGTGATCTTCATTTGTGTGATCTTCACTGTGTATATTAGGGGGACAATTTGACCCCACCACTGGGGACATTCTGACCCCACCACTGGGGACATTCTGACCCCGGTGACAATCTGACCCCGGTGACTCTGTGTCCCCAGTCGGCAGCGCTTCGAGATTGATCCTGATGCGGTAGACCTTGCCGGCTCCGCCCTCTACAAGGTCCAGAACTCCGCAGGCAATGAGCGCCGCCCTGTGACGCTTCACGGACTTCAGCGAGGAGCCGCAGAGCTTCGCAAGCCGCTCGCCTCCCGGCCATGCTATCCCGTGCTGATCTGCGTGCTTGATGTACACGATCATCAGGAGCCGCTGCATGCTCGGCAGGCTCGATTCGAGGACGGCGTCAGTCGCTCGTCCTTTATGGAAGTCCATATCTATCTCCGTTGAGGTAGACCTTCGAGGTGTGCCCCTACTCCCAGGAGCTACCCGGGAGATCGTGGGGGCGTGACCTCAACAGATCAAAGCCATTCTATCTCACTTCTTGACCTTAGCAAACCGGGTCCGCTTGTACTTCTCTGACAGAGCCTGCCGCATGACCTCGCTCCCGCTGTCGTCCATGTGCCTGGATAGCTTGCGGAGCTTCGCTTCTTCAAACTCGTCGAGGTAGATGACGACTCGCTTATCCTTGATGTTGCCTCTGGGGCTGTAGCCTTTCGGCCTTCCTACTCGTGTCTCATTCATGGCTCGTACCCTCGTGTGTAGTATCCCTGTCGATCGTAGTTGTTATAGACGTACTCATTGAGCCCGTGGTCGACGCACTCGTGACACCACTCCTCTGCGGCCTCGTGCGTCATGTCCTCGCCGCCGAAGACCCAGTGACAGTCTTCCATGTCGACGTCGCACATGTAGACCTTCCAGGTCTTCTGACCTTCGAGCCTGACCATTACAGCTCGGATGCTCGATATCTTAGCGGTGACCCAGTGCGCCTCCTCGACTGGGAAGGGCTCTTCCGCATTCCAGTCCTCGGTATAGTCGCTCCAGGTTAGGTCAGTGTCTTCGATGATGTACTGTCTCCGGTCGGCTCTCATCCTCTCAGCTCCTTGAGTGCGTCTTCGAGTGCCTCGATCGCTTCTGTGATGTTGGGCTCGTCTTCGAGCAGTAGATTGCGGGCTCGCCTGACGCTGTCCGCTGTCGATACGTGGATCGATTCGACCTGCTTCTCCAGGCTGGAGATAGTGTCGTAGACCTGCCTCATAGGTGTGTCGCTCATTGTGTCGCTCCTCGCCCCCTTTCGGGGGCTGGTGGTGGTTAGACGGATTCAAGGGATGTAAGCAAGTCCGGGCGCCAGCACTTCCAAGTAATTCCACACGTTCCAGGCTGCGACTCTCCGTTCTCGTCGCGATACGACCGTCCAAGAAACATGTCTTCGTCCTCTATGAAGCACTTCGCGTCATCGACCGTGATTCCCCACTGAGAGAGCACAGAGCCGGCAGCGAATAGCTTTGCAATAACGCCCCGCGCAATGTCGCCGCGAAAGCAGCCGGGCGGGTATCTGTTGGCGTTTCTGAGGGCTCTCATGGCCCTGGCGATGCATTGATCTATCTCTCTTTCTGTCGTTTCGTTATTTGTGTCGCTCATAGTGTCGCTCCTCGCCCCCTTGCGGGGGCTGTTGGTGGTTAGTTCATTGCTCTGTTGATCTTGCTCTCAATGGTGCGGACCATCTTTCTGGTGCTTCGCTCCATGCTCTCAAGGAGGCCATCGTTTAGGTCCACTATGAGACCCTCCAGCCGAGCATTCCACATCAGGTCTCCGTCCAGCATGTCGCGCACGCCCTCCAGTTGTTTCACGGTCCCGCGAAGGTAGGTCGCGCCGAGGTCCAGGCTCTCCAGCTGCTCCTCCGTGGTGAGGTATTCAATCGCGTCAGACTGAGCGCTTGTGAGGCTCACGCGGACGATGCGCGCAGGCTTGCGGGCTGCGGCCAGCTTTGCGCGCCAGCTGTCGGTCCCGTCAGCGTTGATCAGCGCGTCATATGCTGCCTCGCTCGCGTCCCAGGGCAGAGAGTTCCATGCTTCGTCCCAGCTGCATGTGTTTAAGTTAAGATCAGTCATGGTGTCGCTCCTTCGGGGTGGATGCCCCTGCTGACATCTACGATTCTATTAGATGGGCACATTATAAGCAAACAGAAATATACCTATACAGCGCAGTGCAGCGAATAGACGCGATCGATCGGCTTTGATCGAGTGGCGCAAAATGCAGAAGAGCCCCCAGGCCGGTGAAGACTTGAGGGCTCAAGGTGCTGAGCTGCTGCCACAGATGAGCAGAGCCACCCTATCAGGGCGCTCGCTACTTGTACACCATGACGGGTCGGCTCTCGATGCTGAAGCCGTCGCCGATGTCCTTGCCGTCCTTCAGGGCTTGCAGGGCTGCGCGTCTGTCTGGCTTGGGTGCCTGCTCCTTCAGATAGGCCACAGGCCAGTCGAGAGGGCTCTCAGGCGCCACGAGAGCAGGTGAGGAGCGCATGTATCCGACACCCTTGATCGATGTGCTCTCTCCAAGCTCAAGCCGGTCGAGCATTAGATCGAGCCCTGAAGCCTTCGTCCAGACCATCAGAGATTCTGCCCGCTTCCGCAGCGCTGTCGCCTTGTCTGCCTCGCGCTTCCAGTGCTCAGCCTCAGCAGATGCGCGGTGATAGACGGCTCTGAGAGCTTCGATCTTGTCTCCTGACGCATTCGCCCAGTGCTCAAGGATGACCTCGTCCTCGTCATCCAGAGCCCCCTCTCGGTCCATCATTCGATCAAGGATGCCGCGCGCTTCTTGATGTAGCTGGATCGTCGTGCTCATGATGCCACCCGCTCAAGGTCGATCAGGTTTTCGATGTCTCGACGAAGGAACAGATACGGATATCTATTTCCGATGTGCTGCTTGTGGACCTGTAGACGTCCTGACTTGTAGAGCTTCTCAAAGGCATGCATAGACAAGCCCATCATCTCGCAGGCGGCGTCCTTCCTGATATACGAGCGCCGGTCATCGCTGGCTATAATCTGGAGCCCGGCAGCCTCAGACTTCAATCCTCTCGGCTCGACTTCTGGCTTTAGGCTGAGTTCGCTCCATAGCTGGTATTCCTTACCGTTCGCGCTGCTCATCATCTGTTCAAGGTTGGCAGTGAGCGTCTTGATGTGCTCGCGGGTCTCAATGCGCGTTCTGTTCAGCTCCGCGAATGCGTCGGCGAATGAATCCATGCGGGCGTGTAGCTCCATCAGTGTGGACGCTGTCGCCTGGATTTGTGCGTAGAATTGGATCTTAGCTTCAACAGTTGTGCTCATGGTGTCGCTCCTTAAAAGGGGATGTCTTCGAGTGGGTCATTGGTGATAGGTGCGGGGGCGTTAGGACCGTCAGCGACGACCTCCAGAGCCCGCACATCGAGAGAGTTAAAGTATTTGACCTTGCCGTCCTTCGGGCTCGTCCATTCGCGCCCTCTCAGGTTGAACTCAAGCGAGACGATGTCGCCCGCTTGGCAGTTGTCGAGCAGTCCGCAGAGGTCGTTAGTCACTTGGAATTTGACGAGCTGCGGATACTTGGAATTGTCCGCTATCTCGACGACGAACTCTCTGACTCTGAATCGCTCTGAGACCTTCCGGGTCTCCTCGATTAGGTAGATCGTGCCTTGGGTGGTGTTCATGGTGTGTCGCTCCTTAGATGGGCCTTCATAGCCTCTTTGATTGTCGCTCGAAGCTCTGGCGCCCCTATGGCGATGAGCACGAGCTGACGGATGAATTCTGACCGGGTGACGCCGAGCTTTCGACACATCCCGTCGAGGCGGTAGGCCTCTGTATCGCTTAGGGTCGTGGACGCTCTGTGAGCCCTCACGCTGCACCTCCTCGGACTTGCGCGAGCTTCTCTTGCCCCGCCTTCGATGGAATGAACTTGGCGATCAAGCGCTCCACCCGCTCAGCCGGCAGAGTAGCGACATCGTCGCCGCCTCGACTGACCTCCCGCACCATCTGTGCGACCTCGTCGGGTGTGGGCTGACCTGGAGCCGATAGAAGCGCCTCGACGTACCTGTGGGGCCATCCGTTGTCCGCTGGGGGTGTAGGGCTCGCCTTCTTGGCTGCGGGCTGCCTCTGGGCCTTCTGGGGCTCCTTGTCGCCCATGCTCCATCGGGGATGGTCCATGTCGTCGGTAGGATGGACGCGGGGCGCGATCAATAGGTCGCGGATGAGATAGCCGAGGCTCGATGTGCGAGCGCTGGCGACTGCCTTGTCCATCGGCTTGCCCTTCGCTTCGACGATGGGCCAGAACCCTTCAACCTCAAGGTTTTCGCCTGTCTCTGAGTGCTCTACTATCCAGACGGACTGGAGCCACGTCCTGCCCTCGATCTGCACCGGTCGACCTACGCACTTCGGGCGCAAGATCAGCCCGTGAGTCTCGCCGATCACTGTCCACATAGCCATCATTGATTCGGCAGAGGTGTAGTCGAAGCGAGCAAAGTCGTTCCGGCTGTCCTTGTCGATCCTGTCTGCGCTCGCTTGAGCCGCAGCCAGTGCCGTGGCAAGGGTGGTCTTCTTCTTGGTTGTCATGGTGTCGCTCCGTTGATGTGCAGCCAGTACGCTATGCGCGGGGCTGCGATGATGGCCGCAAGGATGGCAGCCGTAAAAATACTACCCGCGATAGCCTCGCGGATGAGGTCAGGATTCGTCCGCATCAGGTCATCTCCGCGTAGCTGATGAAGGTCTGAGGCTCTGGCTCTGGCTGTCCTGCCTCGGCTCGCCGCTTCTCCTCTCGCTTGAGCTGTGCATACTCTGACGGGGTGAGCTTGACGCCGTAGTCGTGCACGATGCCGATGCCCATCTGAGAGGCCAGAGAGCGATACCCTCGGCTCTGGTAGTCCTGCCGGCGTGTCACCTGCTGGTCAAGAGCCTCGAAGGCGTCTGCAAGCTCACGGAAAAGCCGAGAGATGTCCTGATAGGGATTCTTCATGACTCACCTCCTCTCGCTTCAGCGATTGCCTCGCAGGCAGCTTGACGCGCCCGCTTGACGGGTAGGTCTCTCGACAAGTCGATCGGACCTTCGCTGTCCCAAAAGCTAAACCGCATCACGGACTCTAGCGCAGTCAGCAGGTCTGCCTTCTCGGCCTTCAGCGCTCGAACATGCCTGTTCAGCCACGCATTCTCGACCTCGACCCTTCTGTGCCTGTCTGCTGCCTCACCCTTCTGAGCTGCGTCTACCTGCTTCTGAAAGCGGTGCAGCGTAGCTCCGCAGCGACAGCCGAGAGCGCTCCAGCCGCCATAAGTGACGACGCGACGGAGGCCGCAGCCTGGACACTTGACAGCGCACGCGCTGAGACCGTTGACTGATGGATGAGGGTGTCGGCCTGTGATGATGGCTCGATAGTGCATGTGTCGCTCCTCGCCCCCTTGCGGGGGCCGGTGGTGGTTAGGCAGTGACGATAACGGTGACGTGAGAGGCCGGGTGGCCGAAGGTGCCGGAAAGGGTTTCTACGGAAGAAGAGAAGACGGTTGCGCCCTGGCCGGGAACCACAGTGACGAAGGTGTGAACGTCGGAGGGGGTGAAGCCTTCGGAGAGGATGTGCGCGTGAGCCTTTGCTGCGGCTGACTTTTCTGCGAGGGAGGTGGGCTTGTGGGTCATTATGTGTCGCTCCTTCGGTGGGGTTGGTTTATCTCCCCGCCTCATGAACATACTGTAATACGTGCACAGCTAACGTGAGCCATATTTGTATCATTTATTTATCTACTGAAGCGCATTGCATCGAATAGGAAAAGATCATATTTGCACCTATCGCCTTGATCGAGTGGCGCGGGCGCTGTTTTCGGGGGTGGTTCCACATGTGATATGGTACCCAAACCACACCCAGTTTGAACCGCTACGCGGGCACACTTAACTAAGGAGCGACAATGCAGATCATAGGCATCGACCCAGGCAAGAAGGGGGGCGTAGTAGCCCTCGACATCACAGGCAGACCCACGGCTACAGAGTGGACAGCCGCCGACCATCCGGACGAGGGCTATGTGGCCGGCAAGGCCTACAACGTCCGCAGGATGGTCCAGGTGCTCGAAGAGATAGCTGAGCGCGGAGAGGTCGCTCTCGTGGTCCTTGAGCGTCAGCAGGCTCGCCCTATCGAGGGGAGATCGAGCTGCCTCACTACGGGGTTCGGCTGGGGGCTCTGGAGCGGCATCGTTCACGCGCTCCGTCTGCCTCTGCTCGATGTCTCGTCAGCTCGATGGACGCGGAGCATGTACGCAGGCCTCCAGGGTGAGGGCAAGGCGCGCTCTATCGCCCTCGTGGGCGCTCGGCTGCCAGAGCTGAGCCTCACATGGGGTAGACGCCGCAAGCCCCACGACGGGCTCTCTGACGCGGGCTGTCTCGCCCTCTTCGGGCTGGCTCACGTCGGTCCCGTGGGGTAGACTTGCGCGGGGCGTCGAGGATGGGCGCTCTGCCCTTCAGGGCTGCCCCCGTTCGCCCCTGAGTCGCTCCGGGGGTGTTCGGGGGCTACCTGTACCGGGAGCCCCCCGAAGGGGGCTGTAGTGGTTAATTTTAATTATCCTCGATAGGCCGCTTGGAGAGCGTTTGCCGCTTCTGTCCGCGTCCAGCGACGACAGATTCCGTCCGTCAGCTCCACATCCACCACCCGGCCTTGATGGATTGAGAAGTGGATGTCTCCCGCTCGGATTTCGCGTCCGTCCTCGATCTCGATGACCTGCGCCTGAAAACTGCCGTCGTCAAAGCGTCGCATCCACACGCTGGCGATCCCGATGTCCACTATACGAAACCCGTCTGCAAGCTGGACCGAGGCCGTGACCGATCGGGCCCGCTTCGCAGCATCAACGCGACCAGTAGCACCGCAGGCGAAGCAGTCGCCGCCTGCGATGTGACGAAAAGCGCGGATGTAGCCCTTTCCAAGGCACTTGTCACATGTGGTGGTTTGCGTGGTAGTCATGTCGCTCCTTTCGGGGGTTGGTTTGTGTCCCCCTCGGTGAAATAACTATAACCCGTGCACACGTTATGAGGTCAAGAGAAAGGAGAAAATAATCTATAATAACCAGCTAATCGCACCACTGCGCTGCAATATTATTTTGATCACTCGCGATCGATCGGCTGTAATCGCGTGGCGCGCGCGTCGTTACGACATACGACCAAAGGTGTTCAAGAAGCTCAAGGCGCTCAAGAAGCTCATCAATTCTGGATGAGCACCTTGGCGCGCGCGGCTATCTCGCCTGGAAGAATCTCACAGCGTCGTCCAGCTTCCGGTCCATGTCTCGGAATAGCCGGTCCCGCTCGGTATTGTAGGTTTCTACGACTCTATCGTAGCGAGCGCGGATCTCACTTTCCCTGTCTTCGTACTTATTGACCATCGCCACCAGCTGACGCTCCCAGCCTTTAACCATCTCCGTCATCCGCTGATCGTGCTCTTTCCGCTGCTCGTCCATGGCTGCGGCTTGTGCGTCCATCTTCTGATTCATATGGTAGGACTGCGCCAGCAGCAGCGGGACAAGGCCGATCGCGTCGATGTGCTCCATAATCATCGACAGGTCCACGACTATTCCTCCTCGCTGCTCTCAGGCTCCTCTGTGGCCTCTGGAGCGCTCTCAGGCTCTTTTGTGGCTTCTGCCTCAGGCTCTGCGTCTGCGTCGCCCTCAGCGTCATCCTCGGCGCTCTCAGGCTCGATGCCTGCTGCCTCTTCGAGAGCTGCTATCCGCGACTCCATGTCCATCAGCTGAGCGCCGCCCATGCAGAGCGAGCCCACCAGCGCCACAAGTGCGCCCTTTACTTTATTGTCCATCATCATCTTCCTTCGACACGAGGTCGATCAATAGTTCAGCCACGCCCATCAGGAGCCGCCGCTCTGCGGCCTCGGTTAGTCCTGGGATGTCGATCGCTTTGTTCACGATGCCTACGACGAAAGCCTTCTGGGCTTCTTCGTCGCCAGTGTGCAGCTCTCGCGCCAGTGCCACGGCTCGCGTAATGACCCGCCGGCGTCGGGCTCGTCTCTGTTCTCTGGAGAGCTTCATAGCTGCACCTCATCGAGTAGGGTGTAAGTGAAGGTATCCCAGCCGGGATTGTGGGAGATCTGCGCGTCGCACAATTTCACGAGGTGCAGCATATCGTCAGGGTGTAGCACTTGACATCCCGCTGAGAATTTTCCGACCCTGTCGCTACGCCCTCCGCGGTGCACGTGAAGGCCGGTATTAGCCTTTCTTAGCGTGCTCTCGTCAAGGTCTAACTCTCCGTCCCTGTCGTTATCACGATAGAATAGCACTGGCCGATGCTGGCGTAGGCACTCTGTCCCTTTGTGAAGCCCTCGCTTGTAAGCTCCTCGGTACTGGCCTGGAGCCATGATAGCGCATCCCTCTGAGGGCCTCATAGGGTGTGCGAGATAGTAGGCCCCGGGGCTTGTACTACACGCGGCGCTCCATTGTCGCCAGTGTCCGTCCTCCTTCCATATGACGTGAAAATCATCGAGGTACTTGTCCGGAGAGCGATGGGTCTCCCTGCTGCGGACGGCTACGAGGTTTAGATCAAAGTCTCGCGGACCGTCGAAGACGGCATATCCGAGAGCCTGGACAGATCGAAGTATCGGCGGGAGATAGCTCACACGTTCACCAGCAATTGCAGACCATAGGAGATGAGGGCAACCATACCCATGGCAGCGGCTACCTTGAGATCGAGACGCTGTAGCCGGTGCTCCATCTTGTCGAGGCGCATGGACTGAAGCTCCACCTGAGTCTCGCGGGCGGCTGAGCGCTCATCGAGGCGAGCCATGCAGACCTTGATCTCCCCGACGTCGCGCCTGATGCCGTTCGTGACTGCCCACACTTTGTCGATCTG